TCTTCCAATATCTACCCGATGCAGTCCAAGTCGATGCCGGACTCACCTTTTACAGCCCGACCAGTCACAGATAGTCCTGACTAGTGGCGACTCGTAAACAGCCGCTGCGAGGGGCAATCAAAGCAAGGCTTCACAGTCCACTTCTCAAGGGCAAAACTAGGGCAGATGAGATTGCTAAGCTCGCAGATGATCTAGGGACTCCGCTTATGCCGTGGCAACGCTGGGTATTAGACGACATGATGCGCGTGGATGCAAAGGGCAACTACATTCGTAAGACATCTTTGCTATTGGTAGCTCGACAGAATGGCAAGTCCCATCTAGGGCGTATGCGTGTCATTTGGGGGCTCTTTTACGGAGGTGAGATGAAGCATTTGATCATGTCATCTAACCGAGCCACAGCCTTGATGACCTTTCGTGAGATTGCGTGGATCATCGAGAACGCACCGCAACTCAAGGCAGGCACTAAGGCGATCCGATATGCCAACGGAGGCGAGCGCATTGAACTACTTAATGGTGCAACGCTCGACCTCGTATCTGACACGCGAGACTCATCTCGTGGACGCACCGCCGACTTCTTATGGATCGATGAGGTTCGAGAGATCAGTAAGGATGGCTACACGGCTGCGATCCCTACCACTCGCGCTAGACCTAACTCGCAGACTTTCCTGACTAGCAACGCTGGCGATGCTTTTTCCGAAACACTTAACAATCTCAGAGAACGCGCTCTATCTGCACCGCCTAAGTCATTTGGATTCTACGAATACTCAGCGCCACAGTATTGCAAGATTACAGATCGCAACGGATGGGCATTTGCCAACCCTGCACTCGGTCACACGATAACGGAGGAATCACTTGAAGAAGCTGTCGCTACTAATAAGATTGAGGACACTAGAACTGAGCTTCTATGTCAATGGATTGACTCTCTACAAAGTCCGTGGCCTCATGGCGTACTTGAGGCGACAAGCGATGCCACGCTCTCGATTCCGGCTGGCGGCTATACAATCTTTGGCTTCGATGTATCTCCATCTCGCCGCAATGCGAGCCTCGTTGCTGGTCAGATTATGGGTGACGGGCGAATCGGAGTGGGAATCCTGCAGACGTGGGAAAGCCAAGTCTCAGTCGATGACCTAAAGATCGCAGCTGATATCAAGGCATGGGCTGATCAGTACCGGCCGAAGATGATCTGTTATGACAAGTACACGACGCAATCAATTAGCGAACGCCTTGCCAATGCCGGACAGATTACGACCGACGTCTCAGGACAACAGTTTTATCAGGCTTGCTCTGACCTTCTCGATGGTCTAGTTCACGGCAGAGTCGTTCATAACGGCCAAGCCGAACTCATTCAACAGATGAATAATTGCGCGGCTAAGGTAAATGATTCGTCATGGCGTATCGTCAAGCGTAAAAGCGCTGGCGATGTATCAGCGCCGATCTCTCTCGCCATGGTCGTATCAATGTTGATGAAACCTCAACAGATCGCAGCTATTTACACCGCATAGTGTATAATTGCCCTTTATGGGTATCCTTTCGCGCCTTACAGGTGCAGCACCGAAAGCAAATGTCGAGGCTCAATACGCACCTCAGGTTCTAGGTGAGTATTCACCTTATGCGATGCCATTCCAATTTGCTTATGTTGGTCGCACCGAAGCAATGGGAGTCCCTGCCCTAGCGCGTTGTCGCAATCTACTTGCTGGCACAATCGGCACCATCCCACTCGAGCTCTATAAGAAGTCCACAGGTGAAGAATTAGGAAAGCCACTATGGCTTGATCAACCTTCTTACTCACAGCCACGTTCTGTCACTATTGCCTACACAGTTGATTCACTTCTATTCTACGGGCAAGCATTTTGGCAAGTTGTCGAAACTTATCAAGAAGATGGTCGCCCATCACGCTTTGAGTGGGTCGCTAACAGCCGAGTCACAGCGACACTTGATCGTGATAATGTTTTCGTCAAGTCTTACGCAATCGATGGCACTACAGTCCCAATGGACGGCCTTGGTTCACTTATCACATTCCAATCTTTAAGCGATGGCATTCTAAACACAGGCGTCTCAACAATTCGCGCCGCACTAGACATTCAGAAAGCCAGCGTAATTGCAGCCGCCACGCCCATGGCTACGGGATATATCCGGAATTCGGGGGCTGACCTTCCACCTGCTGAAGTACAGGGATTACTTTCAGCATGGAAAAATGCTCGCCTTAATCGTTCTACAGCTTATCTCACATCGACTTTGCAATATGAGGCAGTCGGATTCAGCCCTAAAGATATGATGTACAACGAGGCCATTCAGAATCTTGCAACAGAGATCGCTCGCCTTTGCAACGTGCCTCCGTATTACGTCTCGGCAGATCAGAACACGACAATGACCTACGCCAACGTCACAGATGAGCGCAAGCAATTTCTGACACTATCTCTACAGCCATTTATCTCAGCAATCGAAGATCGTCTTTCAATGGACGACATCACAGCTCGAGGTAACATCGTCAAATTTGACATCGATAAGAATTATCTACGCACCGACCCACTCGTAGAACTATCAATCATCCGTGAGATGCTTGATCTTCAGTTAATTACTCAAGAACAGGCGATGGCGATGACAGACCTAACACCTAATGGAAGCGAAGGCATGCAATGAAAGAGATGCTCACATTCTCAGCAGAACTGACAGCAGATGCGTCAGAGCGCACAATCTCAGGAAAGATCGTTCCCTTTAATGGCGAGGTCGGTAATACGTCCGCCGGTGCCGTTGTCTTTGAGCGTGGCGCGATTAACATAGCTGATTCAAGCAAAGTGAAGCTCTTACTAGAGCACGATCCTAAGCAGCCAATCGGTCGCGCTCAATTCTTTAACGAAACAGAAGATGGAATCTTTGCATCTTTCAAGATCTCTAAGTCATCCCGTGGCACCGATGCTCTCATCGAAGCCAGCGAAGAACTCCGCACCGGACTTTCAGTCGGAGTTATGGTCAATGCAGCAAAGCCTAAAAATGGCGTGCTGTATGTCTCGAGTGCTGACCTACTCGAAGTAAGTTTGGTTCAGGCAGCAGCCTTTAAGTCTGCAGCCGTAACCGATATCGCGGCGTCTGAAGATGAAGCCGTAGAAGAAACCCTACCAACAGAAAGCGAGACAGCCACCGTGGAAGAAACCACTTCAGCAGTCGAAGCAACACCTACAGTTGAGGCTGCCGCAGTTGAAGCTGCTCGCCCTGCTGTAACAGCAATGGCTTACACAAAGCCACGCATTGAAGTAACAGCTGCAAAGTATGCAGAAAACACAATCCGCGCAGCACTCGGAGACGACGCAGCTCGTCAATGGATCGCAGCAGCGGCAGACACATCTGACAACGCTGGTCTCGTACCAACACGTCAGCTCTCTGAGATCATCAATCCTCTCGGAACAACCATCCGCCCATCAATCGATGCAATCTCTCGTGGAGTGCTTCCAGATGCAGGTATGACATTTGAGATCCCTAAGATCACACAGATGCCAACAGTTGCAATCGAGCCTGAAGGCGATGCATTCTCTGACACAGATCAGAACTCAAGTTTCCTTTCAGTAACAGTACAGAAGTACGCTGGACAGCAGACATTCTCAGTTGAATTGCTAGATCGCACATCTCCAGCATTCTTTGATGAACTCGTCCGCAACATGGCAGCAGCTTACGCAAAGGCAACTAACTCAGCAGTAAACGCTGCACTTATCTCAGGTGCAACTGCAGATGCGACAACAACAGTCACATACCCAACTGCAGCAGAACTCCTTGGAATTGTCGCACGCGGTTCAGCATCTGTATATGGTGCAACTGCAGGCCTTCCAAATCCATTCGCTCGCAACATGGTCGTGTCAACAGGACAATGGTCAAACATCATGTCACTTAACGATTCAGGACGACCAATCTACACAGCTTCACAGCCAATGAATGCTGGCGGAGCAGTAGCACCTACATCACTCACAGGTAACGTCGCAGGGTTAAATTTGTTCGTGGACCCAACAAACGGTGGCGATGGCGATGGAACAATCCTTATCGTGAACCCAGATGCGTACACATGGTACGAGAGCCCTACCTACCGCCTACGCGCAGAATCAACCGCAGCGGGACAGGTGACAATCGGCTACTACGGCTTTGGTGCAATCGCGACCAAGGTCGGCGCAGGCGCATTCAAGAATAACAAGGCGTAAGCCACCTAAGTCGCTCGGAGGGTAGTGCCCTTCTACCCTCCGAGTCTTTAGAAAGGATAAGAGCATGGCATTGACAACAGTTGCAGAGCTTCGCACCGCCCTTGGCGTTGGCACTCTCTATACTGATGCAGTCTTGCAGCAAGTCTGCGATGCCGCAGATAACGT